ATTACTCATACCGGAAAGAAAAGTAGTTGTTGTTGGTGCTGCGTTTCGTCAGTCTAAAGTTCTTTTTGAGTATATGGAGACAATCTGGAATAACGCCCCGGTCCTCAGAAGCATGTGTGATGCAAGTAGCGGCCCTAGACGAGATGTTGATAGATGTGTTATGCGTATCAACAAGTCTAGGGTCACCTGCTTACCTCTAGGTGACGGCACTAAGATTCGTGGTCAACGTGCTAACGATATTATTGGTGACGAATTTGCATCCATCCCTAGAGAAATTTTCGAAACAGTTGTTGCTGGTTTTGGTGCTGTTAGTTCCAACCCAGTAGAGAATGTAAAAATGCTCGCTGCTAGAAAAAAAGCAGAAGAATTAGGTATAGTATGGGAAGAAGAGCAGGCTGTCGGAAGCTCTGTTAAAAAACTAGACAACCAAATCGTATTATCCGGTACTGCTTATTATGATTTTAACCACTTTGCCGAATACTGGAAAAAGTGGAGAAGGATCATAAGAAGCTGCGGTAAACCAGCAAGACTCAGAGAAATATTTGGAGAAGATCCTCCACCAGAATTTAACTGGAGAGACTACTCTATTATCCGTGTTCCATACGAACTGCTACCAGAAGGCTTTATGGACGCCTCACAGGTCGCCAGATCGAAGGCAACTGTTCATGCCGGTGTATATCAGATGGAGTACGGAGCGTGCTTTACACGCGATTCTCAGGGCTTCTTCAAGCGGTCACTAATCGAGGCTTGTGTTACTACGGATCACGACACAGAATCAAAGAAAGTAATTAAAGATAAAGACGGAAATACAATATGTTTTACGGCTAAGTTAATGGGGGATACCAAAAAAAGATACGTGTTTGGTGTTGACCCCGCTTCTGAGGTTGATAATTTTAGTATTGTTGTTCTAGAGTTAAATTCAGACCACAGAAGAATCGTCCATTGCTGGACAACAAATCGCGAACAGCATAAAGACATGGTTAAGTCTGGTTTCTCTAAAGAGTCAGATTTCTATGCTTATTGCTCAAGAAAAATTAGAGATCTTATGAAGGTCTTTCCTTGTGCCCATATCGCGTTGGATAAGCAAGGTGGAGGCGTTGCCATTATGGAAAATTTACATGACCCTAACAAATTAGAAGAAGGAGAACAGTTAATCTGGGAGGTTATTGACGAGGACAAACCAAAAGACTCTGACGACGAACGTGGTTTACATATATTAGAATTATGTCAGTTTGCTAAATATGACTGGTTGTCAGAAGCTAATCACGGACTAAGAAAAGACCTAGAAGATAAAGCTATACTATTCCCAATGTTTGATGCTGTCTCGTTAGGTATATCTGCTGCCGAGGACGGCTTAAAAAGCAGAAATTACGACACTCTTGAGCAGTGCGTCATGGAGATCGAGGACATGAAGGACGAACTTACAATGATCCAGATCACACAGACAGCAGCCGGTAGAGACAAATGGGATACGCCAGAAACCGTTGTTGGAACTGGAAAGAAAGGCAAGTTAAGAAAAGATAGGTACTCTGCATTGATCATGGCTAATATGGCCGCTAGAATTATAGCCAGACAGCCGTCTCCGATTCTTCACGAGTTTTATGGAGGTTTTGCTACCGTTCAAAAAATAGAAAACCCAACAGGCAAGAATTACAATGGTCCAGCTTGGTTTACAGACGGTATGAACGGTGTTTACTGAATTTTCGTGTATAATACCATAACAGTCCAATTACAATCAGATTAAAGGGAATATGGTATGTCAGAACATAATAAATCGCTCATAACATACAATGACGGAGATGTGGCAGGAAGAGCTACGGCTTTCCAGCAATACGCAGAGGCTGGCGAATCATATGACGGAATAGCTCGTGCCCACCATAGAAGCTTTCTTGATTTAGAGCCTAACCGTAGTGTAAAACCATCATTCAGCTCTAATGACTACTATTCGTTTCGACCAGAGGAGGCTGTGCCTAAAAAGTCCAAACGAATTATCAAGATGAGCATGGATGCATATGATAAAGTTGGAATTATCCGCAATATCATTGATTTAATGGGCGACTTTGGAGCACAGGGTATTAATATTGTACACGAGAACAAAGGTGCAGAAAAGTTTATCAGGCAGTGGTGGAAAAAGGTATCGGGTAAAGAACGCTCAGAAAGATTCCTGAACAACTTATACAGAACTGGTAATGTTTTTGTATATAAAAGTTATGCTAATATTACGCCAGAAATTAAAAAATACATCAAATCACTTGCCGCTAAAGGCGAAGATGTGGTTCTTGAGATTCCAAGCATTCAAAAATCCCTAGTTCCTTGGCGATACAATTTCTTCAATCCTCTTTCTATAGAGATGAAAAACGCAGACGTAAATTTATTTCTAGGTCAACGTAACTATCAAGTAAGCACACACACATTCTTTGATAACTATAAAGATGAAGTTATCCCTTCTAATGTTCTAGAAACTCTTCCGCCAGACGTTCAGAAGGCTTATCGAGAAAAGAAACGCAAGATCACCCTAGATCCTGACAGGCTGTCAGTATTCTTCTACAAGAAGGATGATTGGCAGCAATGGGCACACCCAATGGTCTATGCAATCTTAGATGATATCATCATGCTTGAAAAGATGAAGCTCGCAGACCTTGCTGCTCTGGATGGTGCAATATCAAACATTCGCCTGTGGACATTAGGTGACCTAGATCACAAAATCCTTCCGACCAAAGAAGGCGTGACAAAACTAAGAAACATCCTAGCCAGCAATACTGGCGGTGGAACTATGGAGCTTGTATACGGACCTGAGTTAAAATTCACTGAAAGCAACTCACAGGTACACAAGTTTCTAGGATCTGAAAAATATCAAGCCGTTCTAAACAGCATTTATGCTGGCCTTGGTGTTCCCCCAACGCTTACAGGCATGGCCGGAAACGGCGGCGGCTTTACAAATAACTTTATTTCCTTAAAAACTATGGTCGAAAGGCTACAGTACGGAAGAGATCAACTTACAAAATTCTGGGAAAGCGAACTAGAATACGTAAGAAAGGCTATGGGTTTTGCTAAACCTTTCCATGTTGTATATGACCAAATGAGCCTATCCGACGAGGCTTCTGAGAAAAATCTCCTAATACAACTTGCTGATCGCGATATTATATCCCACGAAACCGTCCTTGAAAGATTCAAAGAGGTTCCAACCGTTGAGAAGGTTAGACTTCAGAGAGAAGATAAGCTACGAGACAAAGAAAAGCTGCCTGAAAAAGCGAGTCCATTCCATAACGCTAATCATAGCAAGGATATGGAAAAGATAGAAAAGCAGGGAGATATAAATACAAAACTGCAACAAAGTCGCGAGCAAAACAAGCCTAAGCAAGATAATCAAGGAAGACCAAGTAATATTATAGAAAATAGCAAAAGAAAGAAAAAGGTACAAACCCCAAAAACAAAGCCGGGAGTTGCAGAACTCATATTTTGGGCTACTTCAGCTTTCGAGTCCACTCAGCATATTAATAAAGGTTACCTTGAAATTAAAGGTAAGTCTAATGCTAGACAGTTAACAAAAGACGAGGCAAACGAGCTAGAAGATATTAAATTAGGTGCTTTTCTAGCACTAGAGCCCATGTGTGAATTAAATGACCAAAATCTACATAAAGCACTATCCTCAAATAACGTAATACCCAATGAATACAAGTATATTAAGGGCACTAGTGTTACTATTGAGAACTACAAAAAGATGATTATTGGTCTTTATGTTGAACAGTTTTTTAACGAAAATTAGCTTTTTTAGAAAAATATATTTTTTTCGTGTATAATTCTCTGAGGTGAAATTATGACCATAAAAGTTTATCAACGGGAAATCGAAGACGGCGTAGGCGAACTAGTCAAATCGACGGCTAGTATTGCTTACTGTACGGAAGCTGCTGTAAAAAAGGGCGATCTGGCGGTTGCTAAAGAAGTAATCGAAAACAAGGAAGTCCTTGAGAAAGTACTAGCAGAGAACAAGGATCAAATTGATCTTTATTATATAGAGTCCGTTCTCGTTTCGACGGGTTGGAACAAAAATGATGACGTTTTCGTTTCTGAGGCAACTTGGCAAGCGAGAAACACACCAGAGGATAAACAGTTTAATTACATGCACAATGAAGATGACATTATTGGTCATATCACTGGTAGCTATGTTTTAACTAAAGATGGAAAAGCTGTTGCAGATGACGATGAAAAACGTCCTGATGAATTCGATATTATCACTCAAGCCGTACTCTACAACAGTTGGACAGGGGAAGAAAACAGAGACCGCATGTCGAAAATCATTGCAGAGGTCGAAGAAGGCAAATGGTACGTTTCTATGGAATGTCTATTCGCTGGATTTGATTATGCTCTTATTGATGATAAGGGAGTTGCAAAGATTTTAGCAAGAGATGACGAATCTGCTTTCCTGACCAAGCATCTAAGATCTTACGGTGGAACGGGTGAATATGAAGGTTACAAGGTAGGTCGTGCTCTGAAGAACATTTCTTTTTCAGGTATTGGTTTGGTTAGCAAGCCAGCTAATCCCAGAAGTGTAATTCTTTCAGGCAAAAGCATGGCACAATTTAACGTAGAAGATAATTCTAAACTTACTATAGGAGAAATCGACATGTCCGATTTACTATCGACTCAGGTATCTGAGTTAAAGGCTGAGCTGGAAGCAGCTAAAGCCGAAAATCAAGCTATCAAGGCACAAATCGAAGAAGCAAAAGACAAAGAGTTCGCTTCTCAGGTTGCTGCTTTCGAAGCTTCCGCAGAAGAAAGCCAAGCTACGATTGATACGCTTAACGAAACCGTTAAGTCAACTCAAGCTCGTATCGCTGAACTTGAAGATGCACTTTCTACTTCCCAAACCGAATTGGCTGAAGCCATGAAGGACATGGAAGAAATGAAGAAGAAGGCCAAGATGGAGAAGCGTAAGGCTTCTTTGATCGAAGCTGGACTTGAAGAAGATGAAGTTGAAGAGTCGTTGGCTAACTTTGACGTTCTTGCTGATGAAGCATTTGAAGCAGTTGTTGCTTTGATGAAGAAGAAAGCAAAGAAAATGGAAAAGAAAGAAGACGAAGCTGAAGCTGCTATGCCTCCCGCTGTTAAAGAGGCTATTGAAAAGAAGAAGAAAGAAAAGGAAGAGAAAGAAGCCAAGGCTGATGAAGTCGAAGCAGAAATCACTCCAGAAGCTTTCGAAGAAGTAGAAACTTCCGAAGCAACGCTTGTTGTTGCCGATGAAGTGGATGAAATTTCACAAACCAGAGCATCGGTCGCTGACTGGTTCTCTAATCACGTACTCAACAAGTAAAACTCAAAGGAGATAATAATCATGGCTCTTAAAGCAGATAGATTCGAAGAATCGACAGACATTAGTTACTTCTACACAGCTGGAACCGCTACTCGCGGTGGAGTTGTTTGCTTGGACCTGCTCAGTGCTTCTGGTGCTGCTATGGATCAAGGCGAAAACACCGTATCGTACCAAGCTGCTGCTCCAACCGATGTTCCTGTCGGCATCTTGTTAAACGATGTTGTTAACAAAGACCTAACTCGCACCCACATGAACTGGTACAAAGACGAAGTTCAAAAAGGTGGCAAAGTTACGGTTATGACCCGTGGATACGTTCTGACCAGCAATGTTGACGGAACCCCTGCCCCCGGTGACTTGGCTTACGCTTCTGATTCGGTTGCTGGAAACATTTCCACGACTGCCGCTGACGCTGACGCCTCTGGTAATCTAGCTATTGGTCGTTTCATGTCCGCTAAGGACGCTGACGGCTACGCTAAAGTTCACGTCAATCTTCCCAACTTCGGTGCATAAGCCTAAACAATAAAAGGAGAAAATATAATGTCATACACAGAAAGACCTAGCGACGAATTCATCAGTCTTTACAAAAAGACAGGTGAAAATGATCAGAATGTGGCTTACGCTGCTCAACGTGAGTTTGCAAAAGCTCTTGAAACCCCACTTCGTAAAGGCGTTTTGATTGGAAATATCCGTGGTGATATCTTCGAAACAATCAACGTTGAACCCGGAAGCTCGACTGAGTATCCTTTGGATATGATTGCTCCCGGACTTGAAGGCGAGCACGTAGCTTACACCAACCCCGGTCATGGACGTATTCCTGAGCGTGCGGTTGAAAGTGACTACGTAACGATTCCAACCTACAGCATCACCTCTAGCATCGACTACTTGTTGCGTTATGCTCGTGAAGCTCGTTGGGACATCGCTGCTCGTGCAGCTCAAGTCATGGAAGCTGGCTTCGTTAAGAAGATGAACGATGACGCATGGCATACGCTTTTGGCTGCTGGTGTTGATCGTAACATCTTGGTTTACGATGGTGACGCCACTGCTGGAATGTTCACCAAGCGTTTGGTTTCTTTGATGCAAACCGTTATGCGTCGTAATGCTGGTGGCAACACCGGTTCTGCTAACCGTGGTCGCTTGACCGATCTTTACCTGTCTCCAGAGGCTCTGGAAGACGTGCGTAACTGGGGATTGGATCAAGTTTCTGACGCTACTCGTGAGAAGATCTACAACACTCCCGGCGAAGGCCCAGTCACCAACGTCTTTGGCGTTAACTTGCGTGACTTGGATGAGCTTGGAGAAGGTCAAGAGTACCAGAACTTCTTCACTGATGCACTTGGTGGTGCTGTAGAAGCCAGCGACTTGGAAATGGTTGTTGGTCTTGATCAAAGCACCTCTGACAGCTTCATCATGCCTATGAAGCAAGCTCTTCAGGTATTTGAAGATCCCACAATGCACCGTCAACAGCGTGTAGGTTACTACGGCTGGATGGAGCTTGGCTTTGGCGTTTTGGATAATCGTCGTATTATCCTTGGCTCCTTCTAAGCCTATTGTTTTCATATACAAGGGCCATTCCTCCTAGATTGGGGTTTGGCCCTTTTTTCGTGTATAATATGGTATAAATGCCGTTCAACCCATAGGAAACAAGGGAAAAAATACAATGACTGCACTATCAGATTATTTGGAGTCAGGGCTGCTCCACCACGTCTTCAGGGGAGATTCTTTCCCTAAGCCCGCAAATATCGCTATTGCTTTATGTAGCGGTGTGCCAGCGGATTCCCATACTGGGAACGCCAAGTCTCTACAGGGAACTGGAGAGCTTCCAGAACTGCCCTCTGGAGATGGTCTTGTAGATAATGGTTACAGGAGATACGATCTTGGAAATCCATCAACAAATGGTAACACTTCTTGGCTTTACGATCAGGACGATCATAACGCTGGGAGCGGCCTAATTAAAAATAACAGTACAATCGTTTTTGATACTGCCCTTCAGGATTGGGGTTGGGTGTCTGGAGTTGCTATTGTTGACTCTGGAGAATGGGGAACTGGAAATATGTTAATGTACGCTCAACTTAACAACCCCCGCATTATTTACCAAGGTGACTCTGTTAAGTTTGATCTATCTACCCTGAAAATCAAATTCAGCTAACAGGTAAAAAGATGATTCTAAGCAAACAAGATTATATTGCGTCTATAAATACGTTACTCCCAGACAATTCTACTCAGCAAATTTCTCCTTTAGATCTTAGAACAAGTTTAGTTAACCTAGTTGACTCTGTTGTTAATTTTATTGATGGGGACATATGTGCAGACAATTTTTGCACACCTGAGTCTAGAAATACTAGGGGTGGCGTTCTTGCGTTAAGCCAGCTAGATCTGGCTGGAAGAAGTGCTTATGATACTTCTGCTTATGGTTACGCATCACTAAAAAATAGCTACAATGGAGTTGAAAACACAGCTTTAGGCTCCTATTCTCTTAGCTGTAGTCTTTACGGAAGTAACAACACGGCTGTTGGCTTTAGCTCTTTAGTAGGAAAGGTTAATGGTAGTGGCAATATTGGTCTTGGTTCTTACGCCCTAGCAAATAACAAGCAGGGCGATTTTAATATCGCTATTGGTCATGGTGCTGGTCACTATATGATAAACGATAGCTATAAACTTGTGGTTGGATCTTACCCAATCGAAACAGAATCTTTATGCGACGAAAACGAAGACCCTATAACAACCGGCGTGGCACCTTTACTTTTTGGCGACTTAAATCCAAGCGACCATAGACTTGCTATAGGCACTAACTCTTTACATCCTTTTGGTATGCTGCAAGTATCTGGAGATGTTTCTCCCACATTAGACGAAGCCTTCAACTTAGGAAACGAGCATAGGTCTTGGAATAGCATAAATGAGATTGTTTACTTCTCTGGTGGTCTTGTCGGTGTTGGAGGACAGCCCTCTGGATTACCTCAAGGGTTAAGCCCTAGATCCAAGATGACTGTTCATGGAGACTTGCTTCCTAGCGAAAGTGGTAAGTTTGCTCTAGGTCATCCTGCACTACCTTGGGATGGTTATTTTAACGATATGGTAGTTAGCGGTCAATTACACGCAAACGACGTAGTATACAACAACATATCAGAATGTTTATATGAATGCAAGACCTTACACTTAGCAACTAGTGGGTTTTGCGATCCAGACGGTCTAGGTTTTCATAACTCCTCGGTTTGCGGTTTTCTAAGTGATCAATCTCTAGACGGTGCTGGATTCGAGGTACATTCTAGCGGTCATGACTACAGAAGAGACTACAGGTTTATATACCGATCTCCAGATCCAATCGTTGAGTGCCTAGACGATGACTCACCATTTAGTCGTGGAAGATGGCAGTCCAATATTTCTATGCAGATAGAAAGCGGTCGCCATCTACAAACAGATAGAATCATCAATAATAATGACGCACATACACTAGGCTTGATTCACCAAAGTGGTTGCATGGGTTACTTTGTTGAGCCGTTTGAAGAAAAAGGACAAAGAGCGATTATTGCTCAAGAGCCCCACGTAGATAATAAATATACAACCTTGAAAGATGTAAATATGATCTCTAGGTCCGGGGAAACTGTTGGCTTAGACGGAAACCCAGTTGGCTACGACTATTCTGTAATGTACGGAACAGTTGACTCAGGAGTTCAGGTCGCTCAAAAATTCAATAGTAGAATCAAATCCGCTTCAACCATAAAAGGTTTCAGCATCGTCTATCATGACGAAATAGACACATAAGGAAACAATAATGAGTAAAGATAGATTTTCCATCCATCAGGAAAGCGGTGGGCCTCTGACGCAAGAGGCTTTCACGATTATGCGTGATGGTGGCACAGTTGCTAATTCTGGATTAGTAGGCATCACCAATAAAGGTTATGCAGAAGGTGGAGAGCCTTTCTTACCAGAAACTATTTTCAACACGCAAGCTTCTGGGGATTCATATATCCGTTTCTCTAGCGGTCCTACCGGTGTTTATAATCTTAGGTCAACCAGTGCTATTAGTATTTTAGGAAACGGAAACACTAGAGCCTCTGGTATTCAGTTTACCTACTATCCGGACTGCGATGATGCAACCCTAGAACCATGCGTCGGAGAAGACTGTCCAGATCCGAACCCTACCTACAGAAAATACTCCCTAGAAACATGTGGAGACACACCTACTACTATATATGTATATAACAATACTAATCTAGCTGTTAATGTAAATGATGTTGTAAGTTATGAAGACGAAAACGGGAACACTGGCTGTGCCACGGTAAAAGGCTACACTTTAACAACTAGTTCAAAGTTCGGTCTTCTTACACAAAACTTCGGCCCTAACGGTTGCACTAGCTGCGAAGGTGGCGATCCAGATGAGACACCAATCCACTTTGCCGTCATATGTGGAACCAGCGATGTTGTGGCTCTAAGCAATACCAACAATTTTGATATAAGTTCAAATCCAGTTGTTAAGTTTGACGATCCAAATACCTCTTTGGTTGTTTGTGCTACATTGAATGGAAACTTTGGATATGGATCTGCTTACGCTAATATACAAGGTATAGCGACTGGAGGATGTGGTGATCCTGATTGTGGATCTTTGCCACCAGCTAATGTTAGGTATAGAGTGGAGCTTTGTGATGGCTTGGGAACTAGATACCTAGTTGATGATAATAGTGGTAATGATTACCCTTGGGATACTCAAGATGTTTATGTTTTAGTTGAGGGTCCAGACTTAGCCTCAACCTGTGCTAGAATTGAAGAAGAAACTACAGACACAGGCCCAGAAGACATCGTATCAATGACGCTTGGTGAGTTTTTCGGTAGCTGCGATTGCCAGTCTAGGCTCATTGATCGCTACTGGTTTCAATGCTGTGACGCTCCTTACGATACTTATGCTTGGACTGTTTTCAACACCGCTGATTTTGATCTAAGTTCTAAATGTGGAGAAAGCGTACAAGCAAAGTGGACATACGTAAGTAATGGTCAGAGCGGCCCTGATCAACCGGGATGGCCACCAAACGGGACTATACTAAATGGTGTACTTTCTAACAATCCTCATTCTTGCCCTCAAGCTTCTGAAGAATATGAGAGCTGGATGGAACTTAGAGCCATAACTTCCACCGAAGGTGATTGCGACAATCCTCCTGCAAACACATTCAGAAAATACACTATTGATCCATGTGATGAGGCTAGAGCATTAGATTATGTTACCGAAGATCAAGTCGCCAACCCTACTCCAAAAACAGGCGTTGTTAAGTACACAGTGGACGGTGGATCGACCGAAATATGTGGAACTATACTTTCTCATCAAGATAGCCAACCGGAGATAGCAAACACTAGCATTATAACTAGCTACGGAACCGGTTCAGATAAATGTGACTTATGTGAAGGTATTGTAGGGCCTAATAACAAGTACTACTTTGTTAACTATGTCACATGTTCTGCCGCTTGCGACGGTCCTAACGACGTGCCCTGTCAAGATTGCTGTGATTGGGACTCAGCGATGGTTCAAGCCCCTGATTGCGACCACGCAGATTTAATGAGCGGAGGTGCGGCAGGTAACAACTGGCACAAGTTCGATCTTAACGGTTTTGCAGACGGCGTGTATGGCTACATATGCAAGGCTTATGATGCACTACCAGAAGGCTACACTGTCGAAGGAACCATAGTATGCCCTCCTTCCCCGATGCAATCCCCAAGCACTCCCCACGGAGGAGACACAAATACTTGTTGGACACAATGTGTTTCCAGTTGTGGAGGTGTTTTAGGAGACGTACTTTGTAATGCACCAGCGGGTGGTGAAACTCCGACCGGAAGCCCCGGTTTTGGAGGTGGAGTCGGTGGCGGCTTCGGCTCAATGCCTGAACAAAGATACGGTACTTCGAATCCTAACGAGGGAGGAGACACTAGCGTCACTATAAATAGCAACGGAGATGACCAGATTGTTGCTGACATAGCCCTAGTAAGAGCTACCGGAACAGAAGGTTTTGATATGGGCCATCTTTCTTTCAGCGAGAGAGGCTACGTTGGAATTGGTTTAACAAGAACCAACAAAACCACAACCTTCATACCCAACGCTCCGCTTACAGTTAACTATGCTGGATACCAACATAGAGACAGCGGAACTATTTCCATGCGAGAGCAATCTACCTCTCCCAACTATAATGGTAATTATGGAAAAATTTATGTAAAAGAATTTACAGGATTAGGTGGCTCCCAAGCGTTATTCTTTAAAGATGATACTGGCGTGGAAACAAACCTATTACTCTCTACCGAGCTTCCAGACGATTCTTGTTGTGAGCTAATACAGGATTACGAAGGACCAAGCGGCATGGTCTTTGGAGATGTTCACGGAAACACTTACGCTGGATGGCACACTCCAGAATCTAGAGTTTCTACAGCTACGATTACAAAGAACACCCTGTTTGGGTGGGCGGCTGGTTACGACATGTCGAAAGGCAGCCCAGACTTTAACACTTTCGTTGGCTACACCGCTGGTAGTGGCGGGACTGTACTACAAAAGAACACAGTTCTTGGCTCAGAGTCGCTAGTTAACTACAACGAGGCCACATCTAGTGTCATCATTGGCTACGGAAATGTAAAAAGCTCAACTCCAGTATTTGCCCCGGTTGATCCAGAAGATGATATCTCACTACCAACATCCTGTATTATTATAGGTACAGAGCTGTTTGTAAACAATGATCCTCCTACTGGTATTCTAGCAATAGGTCATGGCATAACTCCTGTAGTCACTGGGCAAACCATTGGTAGCTCCAAAAACTTCTCTGTGAATGATGCAACCTTTATTGTTTCGACGGGCGACAACATTTTAAGCATTTCTTCAGATGCTCCGGGCCTAAGATACACTACAAAGATTGACGTAAGAGATGAAACCTCTACCGGCACAACAACAAAGAATGATCTAAAGTTTAATTTCTCTAACAGTGAAAATTTCACCAAGACATTGCTTCACCTTGAGCCTAATCAGGCACTAAGGCCAAATATACCTAGTTATACTGACCAAGGCTTCCAGTACGCTCAGTTAAATGGCGACTTTAGGCTTCAGGGTGCTATAAGATTCCAAGACGGTAGCTCCCTGTCTGGTGTTCCTAACTGGCTAGAAGATGGTCTCTATGCAACTTCTGGAACTAACTTTGTGGAGGAAGCAAACGGTCTCTGGAGCGTCCTTGATTTTTCAGAGCTTGGCCTAGCTGACGATGTAGTTCAAACAACGATTGACACAAGCAATACGTTCGTAGCTCTACAGCTTGACGGCACCAGCTCAAGTAATGTTGGCAAGATGTCGCTAGGTGGTCTATCTGACTACCTTACTGAAGCTGCTTCTCCTCTTGCAGAAAATTGCAATGTAATCATATCTAACGCTGGAAATGAAGCAAATATTGATGCTGCTGCAAATGCAAACAGTGTTATGATTGGCTGTGATGTTGCTACTTTTGCCACCGGATGGAAAAACTCTATAATAATTGGTACTGAGGCGGGCAAAAATGCTACTATTCCAAATCCAACCTTGGGCACATCTACCGCAAGTATATTCCTTGGTTATAGAGCTGGATACGAATCTGATGATGTAGATAACGGGATATTTATTGGTACTTCTGCTGGTAGAGATGCTGAAGCAGCTACAGACTCTATATTTGTTGGAGCTAGTGCTGGTCTTAGTAGCAACTATAATAACTCTATTGGTATAGGACAAAATGCACTAAGAGGAAGAAACGGGTCTGGTACTGGGAATATAGAGATTGTAACAAACTTATTAAACAATCAAAGGTTATTACATAACGCAGGTACGGTAAATAATAAATTAAATATACAAAATATTATTGCCGGAGACACGGCTGCTAGAAACCTCTCCATTGGTGATGCTAGACTAAGCCCTGAATCTCCCTTAGAAGTAAGAAGAGATGTTACTGTTCATGGTAGTAATCCTAACAACTTTATTCAGGCTTGGTATTGCGACGACAGTTTGGTTGGGGCGGTTGAGTGTGACGGAAGCCTAAGCGGATTTATGGTGGAGGGTATTCTGGACGGTAACCTTCAGCCAGCGGCTTCTATCTCGTCGCCATCCCCTGCTAATTTAAGTGTATACTATAATGGAAACCCAACGGGACAAACAGCTGTTATTATAAACAGAGACGCAAACTTCAGTGCCTCCCAAGGCGATTATATACTAGCCGTAAGGATGGGTGGAGAATATAGGCCCGTCACTAACAATACTGGTGGCGGTGCAGCCATACCATAATACAAATTGGAGTACAAATGTTTAAATTATCAGACAGAGTAAAAGAGTCAAGTATTACCACAGGCAGTGGCAATATTGTTCTCTCTGGTCCTTATGGCTCATTTCAATCTTTTGAGGACGGAATTGGCGACCTCAACACGACCTATTATGCAATAGAAAATGGCCTCCAGTGGGAAATTGGTCAGGGGACTTACTATGTCCGTGACAACGAGCTGTCCAGAGATATTGTATTCGATAGCTCCGCAGGTGGCAGTCTTATTTCGCTAACTGGAGTTTCTGTTGTTTTCTGCACTCTTCCAGCCGACAAAGCGTTAGTCATTGATGACGACGGAAGGGGAAGACTTGATGTCATAGACGCAACTAGCGGTATATTCCAAGAGCTTTTTTCAAAAAACTTGGATCTTTCTAATAACTTCACCGCTAGTGGGGATGGTTATTTTGGGGGAGATCTTCAGGTAGTTAGCGATGCTAACTTTGGCGGAGATCTAGTTGTAAGTGGAGATCTAACGACTGGTGGAGATATATTATCCAGCGGCTTCTTAACTCTGGTTAGAGAAAACTCAGCAGGTAATTTCTTTCATGCCTACAAAGACGACGGTGTTAACAGAACAGTATCGCTGCATGTAGACTCTAACGCAAACAACCCTTTATGGAAACTTGGCGTCAAAGCCGACCCCTCCAGTCAAAATACTCCCCCTCAATTAGCTTATGTCTATGGTAGATACTCAACCACCAATCCTATAATTGGAGTTCTTGCAGATAATAATAATTATCTACAGCTAGACCCATCCTTTGGTTTCACAGTTACTCACTCTGGAACTAGTATAATTTCAGCAAAAGATGCAGGCATTGAGATAACCCCTAAATTTAATGGTTACGGAATATCTGTAACCCCCAAGCCTTTGAGCCCAGAGAATATGCAGGAGTGGAGAAACAGCTCTGATTCAGCTTCTACTATAGTTGATAGCGGGGGAAGAATTGGAATCATGACCGGAGATTCTCAGCTAGGTTATGATTTAGTTGTTAATGGTAGCGGTGAAATGCCGGTCCTGCAACTTACAAGCGGTGTCTACTTTCCTGATGGCAGTTTCCAATTCAGGGCCGCAAGTGGCGATATAGTTGCTCTGAGCGGCTGGGTCACTGACTACATTGACGGTAATCACACCAACGAGGTTAGCGGCTGGGCTGACGCCACAATGCTTAACCGCGATGCAGCCCTGAGTGGTTATCTAGAGACCTATATTATAGAGGTTGCTGACTCTGGTTATCAAAACAACGTTGCTCTTAGTGGCTATCTAGAAGAATACATCCTAGAGGTTGCCGACTCAGGTCATCAAAACACAATAGCCGTAAGTGGTTGGGCAGACCAAACGATCACAAACACTGGGGTTGCAGTAAGTGGTTGGACAAGAAACATAACCTTCTTCACTGAGGATCTAACTGTTTCTTTACCTAACGGAAAAACATTTGGTAGGTACGAAACTGGAGAAACTATCCCGGCTTCCGGCAAGACGCCAAGAGAAGTTATTGAAATGGCTATTGTTGAACCAATCGCTCCAACAGTCAGCCTAACCTCCTCATCCTCCGTAGACTTTAATCAAACAGCAGTAAGTAATACGCTTAACTTTAGTCACACAATTAATAGTTTTGGAGCTACTGTAGCCACTGCATCTCTAGAGTTCAGAAGAGCAAATACTGGCTCTTGGACAGTTATCAGTTCTAGCACATCAACTCCATCTTCTTTTGTACACTCATTTACTGATACGGCTTACAATACAGATGTAATTAACTATAGATATGTTGTTACTGATACGGCTGGTGGAACTGCAACCGCTACTAAAGACATTCAACCA